GTCGGGGGGAGCATCGGGGGGATCGTGACCGGGGGGGAAGAGCGAAGGGAGATACCAGCCGCGTTTGCCGGCATGATCGCCGGTGCCCATGCACGTCGGCATCGACGGCACCTGGCCGGTTCGCCTGCGGTGCGCGATCCACGCATCCCACGCTCGGGTCCCGTAGATCACGAATTGGCGGGTGTTCTTGGCTTCGGCTGCCTTGCGGATGCCGATCGCCTCACGTTCTAGGTCTTGGGCCTGCCTTGAGAAGGCCCCTTGCTGCTGTCTCAACGAGTCAGGTCTGATGTTCTGATGGATTCCAGAGACTCTTGGTCTGCCATCCTGTGGCAGACCCCCTCTGCCAATTTGAGCGGCGGCGGGCGGGTTTTCCACGGACGGACCCTCTGCCAGATTGGCAGACCCCCCCTCTACATCTTGTGTGTCGTCATCGGGTTCACCGTCATCGTCGGAGGGAATAATTTTCCACTGCCATTCGTCGAGGGTGGTGGGCGGACGATCGAGGCAGAGCCAGAACTGGCTCTCGTGGCCCTCGTCCTTTCCGCTCTCGCGGATCGCGTAGCCGTTGCGGATCAGCGCCGCGAGGTAGCGGTAGAGGCTGCGCTCGCCCACGGAACATTTCTGGGCGAGGTGGCCGATGTCGGTGCGGCCGTAGCAGACGCGGCCCGTGGTCTCGTCGGTTTGGTCCGCGAGCGCGAGCAGCACGATCTTAGGCTTGGGCGGGAGCTTCTGCCGGAAGGCCCACGCCATGGCTTCGACGCTCATAGTTCAAGCGCCCCCTGCTTGAGTGGCGGGGGCTTCTCGATGAACATGTCGGGCTGGCGGGTTGCTTCCTCGATCCGGCGGCAGGCGATGTCGAAGTATTTTGGCTCGATCTCGATGCCGATGAACTTGCGGCCGAGCTTGATGGCGGCGACGCCGGTCGTGCCGGAGCCCATGAAGGGGTCGAGGATGGTTTCAGCTTCGTCGGAAAATAGATGGACCCATTCCGAGACGAGTTCGATCGGCTTTTGCGTCGGATGCTCGCCGTGGACGGCGACGCAATTCCATACTGCTCGCGCACCGCCCCCATTCCACCGCTTGACGATATCCGTTCTATGAAAGATTCCGATCGCTTCCCATCCAGTCGCCGGGCGATCTCCGGTAAATTGAGGTGCGCTGTTCGGCTTGACCCAGATTCCCATTCTTACGAGAGGGCACCCAAGATCCTGAGCCTGCGCTAAATGGGTCCAGTCGCAGGTCATGACGACCCATCGCCTCGATATGCTCACGAGACGATTGCAAAGGACGACAAAGTCGCCGGAAGAAATGGCAGAAAAATTGATGCTCGCGATGTTGTCCGCGCCGCCGTTTTTCCCAATGCGCGTGCGCGCGCCATTGTGAACCTGCGCGCTGTACGGCGGGTCCGTCACCACGGCATCCACCTTCCCCAAGCTGGGGAGAATCTCCCTGCAATCCCCCAGGTACAGCGTGGCATCGCCGATGGTTTCGATGCGGCTCACAGCGCCCTGCCCTTCGGCCGGCACGGCGGCGTTGCAGCGCGCCGTCCCTGATATTGCCCAGGATCGCTCGTGCGCCACTCCGGCCACGGGAATCCTTCCGGCGGGTGCACCGTGATCTTGACCGTGCCGCAGCCATTGAGGCACGTGCGCTCGGTCTGCTCGCAGCCGTTGGCACATTCTTCCGCAGTGAAATGGACAGGATCGCCCCAGCGATGGCGCGGGGCGCGCTCGGTGTCCTGCGGAATCGCTTCCGCTGTGGTCGTCTCGTTCATCGCTTCGATTCTTTTTGGTTCAGGACAAACGCGACGCAACGAAACAGAACAGGAAGCAAGGTTTGGTTCAGGAGAGAGGGGCGGTTGTGGTTGGCGGAGTGCGATCACCCTACCTTGGGACAAAGTCGGACTTGTAGAACCGGGCGGCGCCGAGTGCGTGGGTCTTCGGCGGCGGCTGGGGTTTGCGGCGGCGATCGGCGTAGGAGCTATCGTCGCCGCGCAGCGCCGCATAGCGGGCATCGACCGAGCGTGGCGCGCATTGCAATTCGCGGGCGACCTCATGGGTGAGACGGCCGGCGCGGAAGCCGTCTCGGATGATCGCGATCTCGTCTGCGGTGAAATGCTGGCCGTGCGAGCGGGCGCGTTGCCAGTCGACCGGGCGTTTCTTCATGCGTCACTCCCCTCCTGCATCGGGTGAAAGTTGCGGCCGATAGGTCGTGGCCGCGGTCGCGAGCTCGTCGACCTTGCCGCGCGCGATGGCGCCCTCGAACACTTCGGCGAGCAGGCGGCTCGGATTGGTGAACCGTTGCTCGGCTTTGTCGCGGAGGATTTTTGCGTCGGCGGGGCGAAGGTTCGCGCTGAAATGACAGGAGCGGCGATCGGGCGGCGGCGCGCGCTCAGGCCCCGGACGCAACGGCGCTGGCGCAACCGCGTCGATCGGTATTTCCAGGTCTAGGCCGTGCGTCGCCGCGATCCGGCGAAGCCGATCCATCGGCCAGCCCAGCGCCTCGGCGATCATCGCGGCCGGGACCTTGCCGGCGTTCTTGCGGATGATGTTGACGTTGGCGGGGGTGTAGGGGGCGGTCATGCGGCCTCCGCCCTCAACGCCGGCAAAAGCCGTTGCCATCGCGCGAGCAGAGACGAGGCCGCGCGCTCCCATCCCCATGGGATGATCGTCGTGTAGAGCGGCTTGATATCGCGGTAGGGTTCCCAGTGCGGGTGTTCTACGCCCGGCATCAGGTCGCGCCATTCGGTGACGAACATCACCAGATCCCAGTGTTTCACCCGCTCCCGCATCCATTCCGGTGCGGGCCACAACATGCCGGCGGCGGCGTGGATCGCGGCGTCATGGCGATCGTCGATCCGGCGAAACGCATCGAGCACGTGCTCGGCGAGGATGCCGAACGATTGCTCGCATTCCTCGGCGAGCGCGCGTTTCTTCGGGGTGGTGTCGTCCTTGAGCACGGCCTCGGGGGCGTCGTGCAAAGCGAAATAGGCGGCGAGGGTTTCATCGCCGGTTGCGACCAGGATCGCATCGGCACCGACCACGAGATGCTGCGCGACCGAATACTCGACGCCCGGGGTTGCGCCGTTGTAGCGTTTTTCCTTCGCGAGATGCTCGGCGTAGGCGGAGAAATCTATGTCGCTCGGTTTTGGGGCGCGGAGATCGATGCCGCGGCCGTTGGCGAGCGTGAGGATGGTTTCGGCGCTCATGCGGCCTCGTCCTCCGGCTCGAGAATCTCTCCGGTCTGCGGATCGTGCGGCGGGTCCGGCTGCTCTGCCGTGTTATTCGATTGGTTGCCCCAGGTGAAGAAATTCGCCGGCAACGGATGGGCGTCGTCTTCGCGGGCGAACAGTTCGAGCACCGGGAGGCCGCCGGTCATGTCGGTGATCATCTGGCGGTAGAACGAAGGCTTGGCCGAGCGCTCTCCCGCGCGCTCGCGATGGTTCGATCCGTATTTTTTGTCGGTGTCGGGTTTCGGCAGCCCGCGCCCGCGCTTGAACACGAGCAACAATTCGTCCTGGTCATAGAAGACGAGGCCGGTGCCCTGGTCATCGGGGAATTCGTCGTCGGTCTTGGTCCAGACCGCGCAAGTCGAATAGCTGTCGAACCCCCATTTGATCTGGATCGCCCAGGCCAGCGGAACCTTCATCCGGCAGCGGCCGAGCGGCGTGTCGATCTCGATCTCGACAGCGGCGAGTAGGTGCGCGCGGGGAATCCACACGAAGCCCCATGCATCGGGGAGCATGCGATCCGCGACCGGCATGGCGAGAATGTCGTCCCACGACATGGTGGTGAAACTGTTCTCGTAGGCGCGATTGCCGATGCCGGCTTTGCGGCGCCAGGCAGGATCGGCGTAGAGACAGGGGAACTTGCGGCCGGTGCGGCTCAGCGCAACCGAGGCGTCCGAGAGCTCGCGGGCGAGTTGGCGGCGGCTCTCGGTGTTGCGCTTGCCGATCTCGGCGTCGATCACGTTGACGGCGACGCGGCCACGCTGACGGCTTTCCGTCTCCATCCGGTCGAGCATGAGGGCGACCGCCTGGGCGCCGCTGCCGTTGAGCTTGCGAGCGCGGGCGGAAAGCTTGGGATCGACGCCGATGTCTTTGAGCGTTGCCGGCCGGGAGGAAGTTTCCATTTCGGAATCTTCCTTCGGCTTGTGGCCGCCGTGACGGGCGACGATGCCGTCCCGCTCGCCCTGCTCGATCATCTCGCCGAGCCGGACTTCGGCGCGGGTCCGCAGCTTGCGGGCCTGTAGTTCGAGGTCCAAATTCTTGGCGACGCGCGCAACGGCCTCGATCGCCTTTGCCTCAAGCCGGATGGTCATCACCTCGTCGGCCTTGACGGCGGCGGCAAGCGCGACGCAGGCGGCCTCGTAGCGGGCGAGCACGCCGCCCTCCACGATCGCAATTGCAGTTGACGGCGCCGCTGCCCGCTCCGCTTCCCGCATCAGGTTGCGCGCCTGATGCCGGGTGATGCCGAGATGCTCGGCGAGACGACGGTCGCCGTATCCTTCGGCGACGAGGCGGGAGACTTCGGCGAGGCGATCGGTCAAGCCCGTACTCCATGCGCCTTCGCATCATCGTCGATCACATCACTGAGCAACCCCGATGCGAGTTCGTCGACTGTCTTTCCGACTTCCTTCGCCATGGCGGTCAGATGTCGGCGGCGTTCGGCTGTGATCTCGATGCGGATGACGGAGCCGAGCTTTGGCGGGCGCTCGGTTTGCGCGTTCTCGACTGCGCCACGCGCGCGGCATCGCCGGCACAATGTCGGGGGCTTGCCCCGGCAGTTGGCGGGACGCTCGCAACCGCGAGTCATGTTGACGCGACCAAGCATCATCGGAATCCCCGAGGTTTTAAGGGTGGAAACGAACGCGGGGACGCAACTGACGCTTACGGGGACAAGGAAGGTTTTATGATTCAGGAGAGAGACGCGCGTGCGGGGCCGTGAGTGCGATCACCCTGGCGGCGGTACACGCGATCGACGACGGCTTTGAAGGCTTCGGGCGACGGCTCGCGGTCGCCAGCGAGCCAGAATTTTGCGGCGCGCTCGCTGACGCCAGCCGCAGCGGCGAGATGCGCCGCCGTCTTGCGCGGCCAGATGGCGCGCACCACGATGACAAAATCGGGGAACGGGTGTTCCCTCCGGGGAATCGTCGTTCCCCCCATTTCGATTGGCCGTTCGGCCACTCCCGCGCATGCTTCCGCCATGTTCCAACTCCGACGCAGTACACACAGAGACGAACCGAAAGCGCGCCCGGACGATGCGCGGCGGCTAGACCACACACGTCCGGGCGCAGGTGCAACGCCGCAGAGGACGACAGCCCAAGGGGGAGCAGCGCCGAGCTGGGAATCTGGCGATGACGATTGGACCTGGACGCGCCCGGCGCGGCCCGACGAGCAAAAATGCCTAGGCACAAATGACGGTAACGCAACGTCAGGTCATGATCGCTGACCGATGCGCGCCAATATACGCATAGCGACGCGCTATGGATTACCCGCAGGGGGCAAGTTCCGCAGCATATCTGCAACGAAAAATTGTGATTTGTGTAACATGCGAGGCGGTAGGATGATGGCCCCCGGGCGACGAACAGGTTCCGGGGCGAGAGATGCGTACCAAAGCGGGACAGCCGCCGGTGCGTGGCGGCGAGGTGATTGTTTTTCCGGGGCGCGGTCATTCGGCGGCCTCGGCGTCTTCTGGGCGGAACGCCACCATGCCCCACAGCGACGGCGGCGCGGCGCATCCCTTGGCGCGCAATGCCTCCTGCATCACTACGAAGGTGTTGGACGGAAACTTGCCGAAGGATTTCCAGTTGTGCACCGCGTTGGTGGTGGTGCGGCCTGTCAGCAGCGCGACGGAGCCGGCGCCGTCGAGCGCCTCGATGACTTCGGCCGTGGTCGTGAGTTCTCGAAGTGGCGAGTCCATGACTCTGTCAGATAACCCAAATTATTTGGGTCCGCAAGCCCAAAAAGTCATTGGTACCAAGAAATTTGGATATGCCGCACTCTGCCTGTCGATGGCGAATGTCGGCACCGATGACGACCATGACGTGGCGCTCCGCTGCCGGGTGCTGACCCGGCTCTATGCAGGCGGCAACTCGACCGCCTTTGCCGACACCATCGGCATCAGCCCCAACCGCTGGAACAATATCGAAAACAATGGCGCGTTGAGCAAAGACGTCGCGTTCACGATCGTCCGCAAGTTCCCGGAAATCTCGCTCGATTGGCTGTGGCGCGGCAAGGATGACGGGCTCCCGCGCCTGCGGGCCGATGAGTTGGCAGAGACGTTCCGCCAGGTCGTCCGGACGATACCGGCGGCACCCCCGAAACGGAAGCGGGCGACCTCCTGACCCAAATTATTTTGGTTTAGGGCTTGCCAACACAAATAATTTGGGTATTTTGGCGTTTCACGTGAAACACTCACGGGGAACGAAACCCATGTCCATCACCAGCATGATCAGCCGCAAGCCCGGCCCGCAGGCCAGCGTCGGCGCGCGCACCGAGCCGCCAATCCCCTACGCGCCTCGCCCCAAGCCCACCCCGCCCGGCCCGCATCAACTCGGCTCCGCCACGCTCGCCAGCGTCCAAGAACTCACCAACATGAGCGCCGAAGAGATCGAGAAACTCGCCGATCGGGTCGACGAGGCCGCGCACGAGACCTCGGACGGCTTGCGCGCATTTGCCCACAAGCTCCGCCGTAGCGGCGAGATCGCCAACCAGCAGCTTGCCAGCTTCGTTCACGTCGCGTCGACCTGCGCGGAGGCCGCCAATCACATGCAGGCGGCGATCGATGCGCGCAACGAGGTGCAGCCCGCGACCGAGACACGGCCAGAGACCAAAGCCGCAGCCGTAGCGCAGGCCGAAGCGGCGATCGAGCAAGCGTTGACGCCGAAGGCGGCGGCCGATCTCGACGCAGCGCAAGCCGCGATCGGCACCGTGATGGCGAGGTCAGGGGCGGCCGATGATCAAGCGTAACTTTGGATTCCCCGAGCCGCCGCAGCCCGAGGTATGGCGGCCGAGCCTTCTCTCGATCGCGATTGCACTGGCCGCTTGGCTCGCGTGCATCGGCGCTGTCACGATCGTCTATCGCTTGGTGCTGTCATGACCAATCGCCTCATCCCCTACCGCGACATGACCGTCGCCGAGCTTCGCGACGAGCACGCCCGCACCCTTGATCTTCTCTCCCATGCGCTCGCGACAGACACCCGGGAGTCGCTGACCGACTGTCTGGCGATCATCACGACATGGATCGCCCGGCGGGAACGGGAAGCGGCGGAAGCGAAGGAAGGGGTGGCGGCGTGACCCGGACCCGCCGCTATCTCTGCGACCTCGCCATGGGCGATCAGGTCGCCACCCGCGCCACACTTCTGGTGCTGGTGTTCGTCGCTATTGCCGCCGCCTCGCTCGCCGGGGTGCTGCTGCCATGATGCGCCCCCATCGCAACCGTCTCACCACCACCCAGCGCCGCGCGCTCTACGAGTCCGCCGTCACAGCCGCTCACGCCGCCGGCCGCGAGCACCCCGCCTGCAATCTCTGCCCGCATCCGATCCTGCCGGGGCAATTGTGGGACGCCTCGCACGATCCGCAGAACCCGCGATGGCTGTCCGAACAGCCGCCCTCGCAGATCGCGCACCGCAAGTGCAACCAAATCTGGAACAACCAGCACGACACCCCGCTGTTCGCCAAGAACAACCGCATCGGCGACAAGCACCGCGACATCAAGCGATCTTCCAATCCGCTGCCCGGCGGTCGCGACGACCGCATCAAGAAAAAGATGGGCGGTGAGATTGTCGATCGGGAGACCGGGGAGAGGTGGGGAACCAACGTCAAGTGGATCAGCCGGGGTGAGGCTGAGAAGATTTACCCTCGGGGCTCCTGATGGACATGACCACGCTCCCCCGCCGATTCCGCCGCCCCAGCGTGATCATCAAGCGATCGATCGCCGTCGCCGGCCACAAGACCAGCGTCTCGATCGAGACCGCGTTCTGGCGCGAACTGCGAGCGATGGCGCGATCCCGCGAGGTGCCGCTCGCGTGCCTCGTGACCGATATCGACGCCGCTCGCGCATCCCACGAGGCCCTTTCGTCGGCATTGCGCATCGCCGCCATGGCTTGGCTGCGGCAACAGGCAAACCCTGCGTCCGTGCAGCATTTGGGGGGAACGTGACTCCCTACCCGACCATCGCCGAGGCCGCGACCGCGCTGCAGTTCAAGTCCGAGCGCGCGTTCCGCGACTGGCTCCGCCGCCATCCACAGGACGCCCGCGGCGAGCCCTACGTCCGCGCCGCCGGACAGGGTAGAGTGATGACCTGGGACGATGTCGAACGCATCCGGAGGGCTCTCGCGTGCCCCTATGGCTCGAAGACCCGCGCAAAGGCAAAACGCCGTATTACCGTGTCCGGGGACGCTACCTTGGAGTCGAAGTTGACCGCAGCACGGAAACTGATCGGCGAGTCGCGGCGAACCGCATCCTCAACCTGTGGCGAGGACAGATCGAACGTGGTGAGTATGTCGACCCGAAAGGCGCGGCCGACGCCGCCGCCCCGGCCGCCGGCGGCCTGACGTTTCTCGACGCCGCGCTCGCCTACATGCAGGCGGGCGGCGAGCGCAAGCGCCTCGGGCCGATCATCGAGATGACCGGCGAGTTCGCGTTGCGTGGCGTGCCGGTAACGGAGATCGACCAGGTGATGATCGACAACGCCGCCGCCGCGCTGTTCCCGGGCGTGCCGCCGCCGACGCTGAACCGGGAATTCTACACGCCGGTCGCCGCGGTGATCCATCGCGCCGGCCGGCAGATGAAGATCATGAGGCCGAAGGGCTGGCGCGGCGCCCGCGCGACCGCGTGGCTCGAGCCGGCGCAGCTGTTCGCCGTGCTCGCCGCCGCCGACGCGCTCGATCCCGAGTTCGGCGTCTATCTCGACCTCTTGCCCTACACCGGCCTGCGGCTGCGCGAGAGCCTGCGCCCGCGGCTGCGCGACCTCGACGTCGGCCGCCAGACGCTCTATGTCGGCCGCACCAAGACCGGCGCGCCGCGCATGGTCTACCTGCCGATGCACGTCGTCGTGTCGCTCGCCAATCATCCGCGCGGGCTCGACCGGGATCCCGATGAGCGCATCTTCCGCTTTCACCCCGGCGGCCATCTCTACGACCTGCTGCACGCCGCGCTCGCCGCGGCCGGCGCCACCAAGCCGAAACGGCAGAACGGCTTCCACCTGTTCTGCCACACCTACGGCACCTGGATGGCGCGCTACGGCGGGCTCGACGCGCACGGCCTGACCGGGACCGGACGCTGGGCCGACGCGAGCTCGGCCTATCGCTACGTGCACCTCGATGTGAGCGAAGAGGCCCGCCGCGCCGATCGCCTGCCGGTGCCATTGCCGAAAAAGGCATAGCTCGATGCGTGGACCCGACGTGGAAAGAACGACACGATGACCGCAAGCCTTTATTCCGGCGCGATAAATGACTCCCTTCACACTGGAGAGGTCGTAGGTTCAATCCCTACAGCGCCCACCACGCACGTCGTTGATACTGCAATAGATTTTCCGCCGCATAGCTCGGCGACCGTCTCTCCAAAATACGAAACGGAACGGAAACACACGCGATCAGCGCGTGGAGTAGGCGTGGACGAAGTTCGCTCGACGTTCACCGCCTTGGGCCTCATCACCCTCTCTGCCCTCGCCCTGATCGTCGCCCCCATCCTCTGGGCCGCCCCGCGCTGCACGGGCTCGCGCCCTGCGGATCGCTGCCCGATGGCGGGCGGGGCGAAGGCGGGCGGATTCAACACGTCAGTTTACTCCTATCGGGGGCCTAAGTGACCGTCCGCATCCTCAAGGGCGACTGCCGCGACGTGCTCCGGGAGCTGCCGGCCGAGAGCGTCCATTGCGTGGTGACGAGCCCGCCATATTGGCGCCAGCGCGACTACGGCATGCCCGCGCAGCTGGGGCTGGAACCAACGCCCGAGGAGTACATCGACAAGCTCACCGCCATCTTTCGCGAGGCCCGCCGGGTGCTGCGCGACGACGGAACGGCGTGGATCAACATCGGCGACAAATGGGCCTCCGGCGGCAATGGTGGGGGCGGCAGCTTCATGGAGGACCGAGGCGAGGCTTGGGCGCACGCGAAGAACTCCAAGGGCTGGCGCTCACCACCGACCGGCTACAAGGATAAGGATTTGGTCGGTCTCCCGTTCATGCTGGCGTTCGCCATGCGAGCGGATGGCTGGTTCTGGCGGCAGTGCAACATTTGGGCGAAGCCAAACGGGATGCCGGAATCGGTGTCCGACCGCAGCACGATCAGCCACGAATACGTCCTGCATTTCTCCAAGCGCAACGACTACTGGTATGACGCGGACGCCGCGCGCACCCCGGCCGCTCCATCAACCGAAACACGCCTCGCCCAGGACGTGGACAGCCAGGCCGGCAGCGACCGCGCCAATGGCGGCGCCAAGACGAACGGCCCGATGAAGGCCGTTGGCCGCAAGCTCACCGGCTCACCACATGGGCGACACGCGATCGGTGACCAATTGCCTGCCACCGAACGGCGGTCTGACAAGCAGCGGGGGCACACCCGCCGCCACGCCGGGTTCAATGACCGATGGGACGCGATGGAGCGTGAGGGCCAGTTGGCGAACGGGGCGAACCTCCGTTCCGTCTGGTGGATCGCCCCCGCCAACTATCGCGAGGGCCACTACGCCGTCATGCCCGACGCGCTCGCCGAGATTTGCATGGTCGCCGGCTGTCCAAAGGGAGGCGCCGTGCTCGACCCTTTCGGCGGCGCCGGCACCACGGGCCTCGTTGCCGATCGTCTCGGCCGCAACGCCATCCTGATCGAACTCAATCCCGAATACGCCGCGATGGCCGAGCGCCGCATCCGAGGCGACGCCGGCATGTTCGCGAGCGTCGAATAGATGTTCAACGATACGGAATAACCCTACGGAAACAATGGCATGGCCGAAAACAGCAAAATCGAGTGGACGACGCACACCTTCAATCCGTGGGTCGGCTGCGAGAAGGTCGGGCCGCCGTGTGACCATTGCTACGCGGAGTCATGGGCGAAGCGCGCCGGCCATCCCGAGCTATGGCAGGGCGAGCGCCGCCGCACGACCGAGGCGAACTGGCGCAAGCCGCTCAAATGGAACGCCGCGGCGAAGGCGGCCGGCGAGCGGCATCGGGTGTTCTGCGCATCTCTCGCGGACTGGCTCGACAACCAGGTGCCCTACGATTGGCGATTTGATCTCGCCGTCCTGATCGACGCGACGCCCGATCTCGACTGGTTGCTGCTGACCAAGCGCATCGGAAATTTTGGGAAGCACGCGCCGTGGGAGAGCGACACCATCCCGCCGAACGTCTGGCTCGGCATCACCTGCGGCGACCAAAGCGAACTCGATCGCGATTGGCCCAAGCTTGCGCAGCTCGGCGCCCGCGTGCGCTTCATCAGCTACGAGCCCGCGCTAGGCCCGCTCTACGCCGCCCGGCCGCTTCCTGACTGGATCATCTGCGGCGGCGAGAGCGGCGCGCACGCGCGCATGATGGACCCGCGATGGGCGCGCGACCTTCGCGACCAATGCGAGACCGCCGGCATCGCGTTTTTCTTCAAGCAGATGACCGGCAAGGCGCCAATCCCGGACGATCTCAAGGTCCGTCAGTTTCCTGTGCCACGATAGGGGATTAGCCGATGCCTACACGCATCCAACGCAGGCGCACCAAAGGCTGGAAGATGCCGCCGCACACGGTCATCGTTGACCGTTCGAGCGGCTTCGGAAATCCGTTCCCTGTCTCGAAAGCGAAGTCCACGAGTATGGGCGTCACGTCAGACGTGTGGGTTGTCGGGACGTGGGAAGGCCCGGCTATGTGGTTCAAGGACACCAAGCACGAGGCACACAAGCTCGCCGTGTCCGCCTTCCGGACGTGGATCGAGCATCCGCCGCAGGCGAAGCTGCTGGCCTCCGTCAAATCGAAACTACGCGGAAAAAATCTGGCCTGTTGGTGCAAGCCGGATGAGCCTTGCCACGCCGACGTTCTGCTCGAAATTGCGAACAGTTAGTACATGATCGCACTTTCTGACCATAACGACTTTGAGCTTGCCGACGAAGCGCGGCGGCGCGAGATCGCGCTACAGGAGGTTCTAGCCGAGATAGAGCGGCGGCGCGTCGATCGAGGCCAGCCGGAATGGAGCGAGCGAACAATCGCGAGCCATCTCGTCGCGAAGCGCGCCGATCCTAAATGGCATCCGAGAGTCGGAGAGCAATGCCCGACCGATCTACCGCCGACGCTATTCAGGATGGGTTACGAGTGGGCCGCATTGTCGCTTATCGCGATCTTGGAACGCATCCTGGACCGACCGAGTGAGGAAATTTATCAGGTGTCCACCTTTGAGCCTGCCGGGCGCGGCCTCTATCGGATGGTAGGCAAGCCCGAAGTTTCCGACAAGCGCCGCCGAGCCGCACTTGATCTGATCGAGATGCTGGAACGCTTCTTCAAGCACAGCCACTTGCTGACTGTGAGTCCGCGGCGCCGCAGCACATACACCGGCGTCGATGTTGCTCCACCTAAGCCGGATGGGCCGATAGTGCCGAGCGCGCTCCTTGGAGGTCAACGATGACAGATCAGTCCAAGCATACGCCAGGACCGTGGGACTATGTGGCCTCAAACGAGAACCACGGCCCATACGTTACCGACCGCTGGGGCAGCGACGTTTGCGATTGCTACACGATGAGCAATCTGTCCGCGCTCGCCGTGTGCAACGGCGGCGACTCCAAGCCGATCCACTTCCAGCCCGGCGCGGCCGATGCCAACGCACGCCTGATTGCCGCTGCGCCTGATCTACTGGCGGCGCTCAAGGGGGCGATGGTCATCATCGATACCTACGGCATTCCACCGGGGAGCACGCTTATCAAGCCCTATAACGATCGGCGGAACGCCTGTCTTGCTGCAATTGCGAAAGCTGAGGTCGCCCGATGAGTGCAGATGAGCGCACGGGTACGTGGGACACCCTGCTTTTCCGGTGCGCGATCTGCCGCCGCGACGTTAAGGACTATCCGGGCCGCAAGGGGCGCGATCAGCAAATTTCCCCGCTTTGTCGATTCTGCGAAAGCGAGTGGACGCGGGGCATTGGGAAACCGAAAGACGGGGCATTTATGGATCGGCGGAAGGCTATGCACATTATTGCTCTATCGAACGCGCTGCACAACGGAGCGGCGCTGATCCAATGGGAGACCTTGCATGCCCGCTCGTGATTACGAGGTTTCCCCGGTCTGCGACCGGCTCGACCTCGACAACGTCATCAAGGGGCTCTGCTGCGATCTGACGCTGCTGCGGGAAGGGAAGATCAGCGTGAACGACGCCATCGCGCGTAGCCTGCTGGCAAAGCAGATTTTCAACGGGGTCCGCATCTATCTGAGCGCGACGAAGATGCTGGCCGGTGATGCGACGCCAGCCATTACGAACGGTGAGGGCGCGTCAGAGGACAGCAAATGAGCGATCAGGCAGCAGTCGCGCTATTCGTGATCCCGATGCTTGCCGGCTCGTTGGGCGTCTATCTCCTTTGTCGGTACGGAACAAAATGAGACTGGTAAAAATACGAACGGCCCGCTTCGGGGTTATAGCCTTGGATTGATGGTGGCCAGAATCCGGCCTTGTCCTTTGGATTGGAGGAACTGTTCGCTGGAAGATGTGGAGACGGGTATGAAACGCGATTGGGCCGCTCTGATCGCTCTAGAACTTGCGATACTGATACCGCTGATGCTGCAAATTTTGTGGAGGCACTGGTATGGATAATATAACACATCTACCACAACGCGATCTTATCGCGGAAATGAAGGGAGCCGACCTAGGCGGGAATGCTGTCGTCATGGACGGACGCGAGGTGCCTGGGCTCGTGATGTACGACAAGGGCGACGAGGTCGAATTTGTCCTGGATCACCGCATGGCCGTCGCATTCCCGAGGGCGCACGCGTGGAACGCCGTGGCTCTTGCCTTCGCCGCTATGGCGTTCGGCGCGGGATGTGATCCCCTCAATTTTAAGCCTCGGCCGTTCGCAAAGAAAATCATACGCCTGGACGCGTCAGCGGATGTCAACAAATGACCGATTTCACTCCGTCCGATCTTGAGGCGGCGAAGGCCGCAATCCGGCGAGGCGTCCCGATCGGTGAGTATCTTCCCTGCACATGCACAGCAGCACCTCCGGGCTCGCGTGATCCACGTGATTGTTTCGGCGTCTGTCTGGATGCAGCTGAGTCTGTCGCGAGAGCAATCGCGAAGGCGCGCCGGATCGGCATGGAAGAGGTTAGCCGCACATGGTTCACAAAAGATGGTGCCAAAGGTTAACGATCCGAAATTCCATGAGATAATGGAATTGTAGCAACTGACCGACCCAGGGAGGGATTAAAAATGGTCATCTGGCGAGTTGAAGGAAACGAGATCGGTGCGAACGGCAACGGTGCCGCCTACTTCGAGACGAAGGCCGAAGCGCTCAAGTGTCTGCGCGATCATGTGCGCTACTGCAAAGAGAACGGCGACGAGGCCGGCATCATCACGGCCGATCCGGTCAAGATGGAAATCAGGAACCGCTCCGAGTTATGCGAAGCCTTGAACGATGCAATGGGTTTCGGTTGTTCCTAAACAGCATATAGATGTTCACGAATGGCCCGACAACGTGAGGGAAAAATGACCGACATAGAGCAAGCCCTGCGGGACGCCTTCCCCCACTTCCAAGACGACAGCCCCATCACCCCCGAGCGAATCCGCGAGATCGGAAAGGAATATTCGGAGATGGTGATGGGCTGGCAGCCATGCGTCAACGAGATCGACTTCACCGATCAAAACGGCGACACGCGAAAGATCGTCTACGACAGCGGCGACCATGAAGCGGGCATCTACGCAGGCTGGACGATCCCCGAGGATGCCGATTGGGGCTGCGTTCGCCTGTAATCGTGCAACGAACTTCCGTCAGAACCCAACAAAGGAGAATGAGCATGCCTGCAAAGCTCGACGCAAAGTTTTCCGGTGTCATCTTCAAGGTGAAGGACGGCAGCATCGTTCCAGATGATGAATACGTCGTGTTTCTCGCCAAGGACACCGCATTTTACGAGACGCTTCCAACCTACCTTGAGCGTTGCCGGCGGCATAACGCCGACGCCGAGCAAATCTCCGCAGTCGAGAGGATGATTGATCGCTTGCAGATGTGGCGAAACGAAAATCCGGACCGGCTCAAGGTGCCGGACGCCAAGGGTGAAAAATTGTTGGGCTGAGAGCTTTCGTCATGACACGCTATCGCGGTGGGAGCCCTGGACCGTCCCCGTTTGCGGTCATCGCGCTATCTAGGCTCTCAGCAAAGCGCCGGGGCGCGCCGCGGCCAGTGAAGTGACTTCCAATCCGTGGACAATTGGCCCTGTTACAATTCGTGAACATAGGGCCAGTTGACTTATAGGGCCGATTGCCCTACATTCGCGTCATCGGCAAGGGCAATCAAGCCCGGCCACGGAGAGACCAAGATGACCATCGAGTGGAACACGACCGTCAGCTACGAGAAGGCGATTGACCTGCTCAGCACCGACCAGCGCCTGACCAAGACTGGTTGGACTGTTGGCACCAACTCAAAGGCCCATCTCGATAGCCTCACCGTCGCCCAGTGCGAGGCCCGTGCCCACGGCGCATGGAATGCAAATTGCCGCCAAGAGTTTGTGGCCTACAAGTCAGCAGCCCTCCACAAGGGGGGCTGAGGCACAATGACCGCCATCCAGTTTCGCAACGCGCTTCGCCGCCTTGATCTGACACAACAGGGCATGGCGAAGCTGCTGGGGGCCGACGAGCGCACCACGCGCCGCTGGGCTCTCGGAGAGCGGGCCGTACCTTCATGCGTGGCGATCGTGCTGCGCTTGCTGGTCACCGAGAAGATCACCACGGCTGACATCGAAGCCGTTCGTTAACGACATACAAGCGCAAAGGCCGATGACATGAACTCACAACACACACCGGGGCCATGGGAAGCAATCCTCCATGAGGATCGCGGGACCGTCGCAAGCCATCCCATCCGCGCAGACGGCAAGAGCATCGCCGCCGTATGGTGCCGTTTCGGAAAATATCGGGTCAACGCCGAGAGCCTACGCGAGGGACGCGCCAACGCGCGCCTGATGGGTGCCGCGCTCGATCTGCGCGACAGTATCGATCCCAACACGCTTGAAGCTATTGCCGATGAGATCGATTGCTTTGAGCACAGTGCCCGCGCGGCCGGACTCCGCAGTCTCGCGAAGCGCCAACGGGCGGCACTCGCCAAGGCCAACGGTTGCGCAGAGTGAACATCACAGAAGGGGAATGACCATGGGACGAATTTTCAAGCTCAAGCCGACTAGGATGCTGGCGAAGCGACCCAAGATCGTCGTGGGAGAACCGAAGCGCAAGGCCACGACCATCAAGCGGAAGTGGCGCCGCGGAGAGCGGCCGCGCGTTGTCGCCGGCAGCGCCGTCGCCCGCGCGCTCGGTATCGGTTAGCAGATCGGCGGTCACAGATGCAGCTTCCCGACTGGAATAGCCTGACCAATGACGAGCGCGTCGAGCTTGTCAAAGTCGTGTCGTGGTTCAGTTGGCCGCCCGGGAACGATGGTCAGTTTGCCATCGAGTTCTATGCGGCCATCAACAAGATACTGCGCGAGCGTGAGCTTCGCGAGGACCGCGCGACAATGCGGTCGTAACCGTTCACGAATGGCGAGGCACTCGATGAGCAACGTGGTTCCCATTCGGCCTGCGGAGGGATGGCTAGAATGCTCTAGCCATCCGCGCTGCGAAGGCCCGCGACTCTGCGAGGACCACGACGAGATTTGCAACCGAGGCGACGACTGCGATCTTGATACGCACTGGCGAGGTTGTAAGTGGTGTAAGGAGATGGAATTGCCGGAAGGCGAAGGATAAGCAACGATGCGCGAGATACACGGAGTTGCCGATTGCGAGAAGGTGCAGACCGCAAACGAGAAGGGTCGCTATCCCGTGGAGGTGACGGATGGCTACGGCCTCGTTATTCTCAACGTCGGCGGCCAAACCTATCCCGCGGGTCTAACTCCCGACCGCGCGCGCTACATTGCTCGGATGCTAACGGCATCCGCCGGCCGCGTAGAGAAGATAGTAAACGGCAAGTGACATCACAACGGCTGACATCAAAATGGCTCGATGCGACGCGCGACTTTCAAAAGACTACCTTCGATCTCGCCGTGATGATCCGGATATCGATGGGCGCTGTCGTCGCGTCGCCGAGTTCAATATCGATGGCGAATGCCTCTGCGCCGAGCACACCAGCTTGAAGCTCTTAGAGCGGGCGATTGTGCAAGGAACGGTCGTGCCCGTGCTCCGAGACAGGGGTGAGCGTGAATACCGACAAGGAGTAAGGTGACGATGACTCCGATGACACCAATCGAGCGCATGAAGTTCGTGAGGGTCATCGTCGATGATGGCTCAAAACGCGCGGCAGGCTTTCTAACGGACGTGAGCATTGCGATGCTTTTTGTCGAACTCGAACGCGGCGGATATGAGATCGTCAACCGTCGCACTGTTGAGCAGACAGAGGGCAGCAAATGAAGATGACAGCGAAAGAAAAGATCGCTCGGGAGATTTGCTGGGCTGGCTTCGGCGCCCCGGATTACGTTGGCAAAACCAAGTTCCAATACTGGCGAGACCTCCCGGAGGGACGGCGCGAAGTCTATCGCATGGAAGCCGCCACGTTCCTCAAGGTTTTGAAGCGAATCGCGCCCAATCTCGGCGCCTATATCGAGCGGTCATAAGCGATGAACGCAAAGAAAAAGCGGCGCGCACAACGATTCCCAGACTACGCTCGGAAGAAAGTTCCAGAGTTCCGGCTTCTTTGTGAGCGCAATTGGGGATGGCGATACCCGAAAGAAGGCGGCGTATGCCTTTGGCGGAAAATGTGGATCGATTATCTAGCGGAGGAACGGGCGGCTTCCAGGAGGCGATGGCCTCTCGCGCAGCTTCTCGCATGGAACTACTCACCACGCCGCCGCACTGTTGGGCAAACATCGTGAGCAAAGAACCGCAAGGCGTGATCGCGATCATGACGACCCCGGAGGGTCACGTCATCGCGACGGCTGCTGACTTCGACCGCCAGAGTTACGGCGGGTTCAAGCTGTGGGAAGCTCAGCGGATGCGCGCCAAAAAGCAGGCGATCTACGCGACCATCCGCGCCTATTGCAGCGATGCCATAGTCGAGGCGATCGACAGCTATCTTTCCGAGCAGATCGGGGAGGCGCTTCGCCGCAAGGGGCATACGCTCACGCTGCGAGCGATCGGATACCCCGAGGACGTGACTGCGGAAGTGCAACGATAGATGATCACCAATCGCATAGGGCCGACGGACGAGGCTTTGGCCCGTGAGGCTTGCTCTGGCGTGGGAGTTGGTGCGCTCAATGCGCACAGGCGCTCGGACCACGCTGGGGCAGGCCAAGCCGGGATGGGTAGCGAGCGGTCGAGTCCCTATGCGACCGGAAACAAGAGGACATCGTGAGCTTATGCCGGGCTGGACGCGAGCACGCGCCCTCAACTCTCCCCAGGGGTGGGTTGGCCGCAAGGAAAATCTGCGGGGCCCGGCCCAGAATTGTTGCGCAATGATGCTGGATCTCCACAAAGCAAAAGCCCCGGCTTTCACCGGGGCTTCGGCATCCGTGCCTGACAAGCCGCCGCGCACATCGGCTTGGTGCAGGTCACCCGGCTCGATCCGCACTGCGCAATGAACGCGCCCGGCCAGATCGCGCACCAGCACTTGCCGGTGACGAGAGGGCCACCAGCGCCCGTGGCCGCCTCCGTGGTCAGCGAAAGCAGACCGAGCGCGACGGCGAGGGGGCGGAGGGAAAGCCGCATCAGAAGGGCTTAGAACCGACCGAGCAGCACGAGAACCACGATCACGATCAGGATCAGCCCAAGCGCCCCGCCATGACCGTATCCGCCATAGCCGAAGCCGCCCGAATAGTACGAGCCGCCGCCGAACAGAAGCACAAGCACGATGATGAGCAGGATCAGGCCCATGGTGTTTTTCCTTCCAGTGTGACCGGGCGCCGCCGGTCGCGGACTGTTTTCCCCGCGCTTAATCCTCCCGCTCATAGGTGAGCCGGTAGCGTGCGCCATGCTCGAACTGCTCACCCTCGAACCGCCGAACAGTCAGAAAGTCGGATTGCGGATTGTCGCGATATTTCAATTCGTCCGGAGCGTTGTCGTCGAGCGCGAACACGGCCTCGATCAGCCCGCCAATGTCGCGAACCAGCAGGCACTTGCCGCGGAAGGTGGGCATGTCAGTGCCCCGGCAGCAGCGTCGGCGCGCGCGGGGCGCTTTCCAGCGCGCGGATGCGGTCCTCGAGCCCGCCGATCCGCGCGTCCGTCGATTTGGTGATGCCGGCGAGTTCGCCCACGGTCGGACGGGTTGCCTCGATCACGTCAAGCCGGCGCTCATCCATTTCCTGCCTGGATTTGAACCGGGCCGCTTCGGCTGTCTGCTCGTGCTCGCGAGCCTCGATGATGTCGAGGCGTCCGGTGTTGATCACGACATGGGTCTGCACGGCGCCGAGCTGGATCGCGCCAGTGACGATCGACACGACCAGCGCGCCCATGACGCCGATCATGGGCCAGCTCAGATGCACGCCGCCGTTGTCGTCGTCTTTCGCCGCCGCCATTCTGCCTTACCCTCGCCGCGTCGGCCGCCCCGAGCGATCTCGCGTGTTGTCCTCGATGTCGCGCAGGATGCCGGTCTGCTCGTCCATCTTCTTGTTGCGTTCGTCGGCGTGGCGTGCCGCGTCCTCGCGGGCCTGCTTGAGTTCGCGATAGATCGCCTGGAGCGTCTCCAGCACCTTGCCGACCGGCCCGTCCCAGAACCATTCGACGCCGCCGCCGATGCTGCGTCGTGGCACGTCCCCGTTGCCGTTGCGCCGCATCTTCGCGCGCACGCCGAGGAATGCCGCGAGCGCGCCGCCTGCGAATGTTCCGAACCATAGGACGATCTGTACGACCGTCAGCGATTCCGGGCTGTTAATGGGTTCGGGCATCGTTCGCTGCCCGATAGCACGAGATGAACTCACCAAGCGCGAGAACGGCGTAGACGCTCACGCCGATCGAGATGTAGCCGGCCGTGTCCGACCAGGCGATCAGCGCCAGCGACATCTGCACCCAGACAAAGGCGCCGCCGAGTGCTCCTACCGCCCGGCACCATGGCCCATAAAACGGCCAGCGACCGTTGGCGTAGAGCGATGCCATCCGCACGCTGCCGATCGCCGCAAACGCCCATCCGAGCGAATGCGGACCAAGCCCGATATTCTGCATCAGATGGAAGCCGCCCGACGCGATCGAGCGCGGGCTCGCCGCAATGGTCGCCGCGATGCCGAGCATCATGAGCGCGGTCATCCACTCGAATAGCCGCTGTGGAAACCGAGCGATCAATTCTGCGATTCCGCTAGGCACGAAGTCCTCCCGCATCCATCCGGTTACCGCCGCTAGACATGCGGCAGCGCAGAAAAGATGTGGTCGACTTCACGTCTATTCACAACTTTATGGCGTATATTGCAATCGGTCATCGCGGGGCTCCAAGGGCCTCGTGGTGATCGGGGTCGCCCGGCGTCTCGACCACGTCGGGCGGCCCACGGGTAAGGCGATGATGGTCAGCCGGAGGGCGGGGCGTGCGCCTTGGCGAGGGCGTCCACGACAACCTTCGCCACATTGACCGCCATCTTGTGAATCGCTTCCGGCGGAATGCGGCTCTGGAACATCGCCGGGACGAACTGCTTGATCTCGGCCTGCACTTCGGTCTCGGCCGCCGCAGTGGCGATTGCATAGTCGTCGGACATGGGGGATTCTCCTGTTTGATTTGATTCAGGCAACCGCTTCCTATGTGCGGGCGGGAGTGCGATCACCCACGAGCGTTTCAAGCCCCTACGGAGGCGTGGGATTGGGGGATGGCGCCGGGGTTGTCTGAGGCGGGGCCGGCGGCGTTGACGTGCTGGCGGGCACGTCTATCGGATCGGCGACGGCAATCTGCGGGATCTTCGCGCAGATGTCGTGCAGGCTCGGAATCGGCAGCGGGATAGGCGAGGCCGATTGAATGAAGTTGGTCACGTCGCCGAACACCTGGGTGCAGTGCACGTTCGAGCAGAGCTTGTTGATCGCCATCTGTTGCAGCCGCAGCGCCTCCAGGTCGCTGGCGAGGCGGAACGATACCGGCGTCGGGTGTTGCTTGATGACGGCCCCGAGATCGCGCAGACCGATCAGGCACTGCTGCCCGTGACCGTCTTTCATGCCGTCGATGGCGGTCGAAAGCCGGATCGCCTCGTCGATGTCGTCGCCGATGAAAGCGGCGAGGTCCTGCAGCGGCTTGAAGGCGGGAACCGCGGCGACGGCTGTTCCACCACCCGAGTTGTTTCTCTCGTCGATCTTGTTCTTGATGTCCTGGATTGGATTCCCGGTGAGGTTTCGCTGCGACTGCGCGGCGGCGATCCCCGGCAGGAGGACGGCGATCACGATGGCAATGGCGATTCTGCGCATGGCGTTCACCCCACCTTTGTGGTCGGCGCGACAACCGCCTGCGGCGGCACCGCGACCGTCCCGCCGGCTTGGAGCGGGGGCAGCGCCGTCGTCGGGGCACCAGTTCGCGCAGCAGCCGCCCGCGCGGCCAGAATTGCCCGCAGGTTGGCGATATCGGCTGCCACCGCGGCACGGCCGCTCTTTTCCCACCACGACCAGGCGAGGCTGGCAAGCGTCATGCCGAACCCGATGAATTGCTCCGTGCCGCTCGAACTCATCAGACCGTGTGCTGCAAGCATGCTCGCAAGCGCGGTGAGTGCCCAGCGCACGAAGGCGGCGAGGAATGGTTTCAAGGCTTCGTAGGTCATGGGATCTCCGTTGCGGGTGTGACGCTCTGGTAGAGGGTGAAATGATGCAGCTCGAACGGATCGAGCCGATTGCGTTGGGGTGGGGCCGCCGAGACGTCGGTAAACGGGACACGGCGACGATAGCCGGCGAGATCGGTTGACCATGTGACCGCGTCGATATCGTCCTCGCCGTCGCCGACCACGTTACGGTAGCGTTTGAAAGGATAGGTCGGGGCCACCAGCGTCGACGGCTTGAACGGCGCCGGCTCACCCCAGGTCACGACGAGGTGCGGGGCAATGCCGAGAACCGCGAGCATGTGCTCGGCGAGGATTTCGACCCGCGCTCCGCCGAGCGAGTGGCCGACGAAGATGACCTTGTCGCCGTCGTTGTAGATCATCTCGACGAGATCCCACGCTTCCGGGGTGCCCGAATAGAACCCGGAATGAACCCGCTTGATCGCGGGGCGGCCGGCAGGGTCGATGTCTCGCACCAGCACGTCGTGGAGCCAGTCGGTGCCGGTGTAGGAGCCGCGGCATGCGACGATGAGGTAATGGCCCAGCCGCATGATCCCCATCACCACGTTGGCGTCCGGGTTGCTGCGATAGAACCACGGCACGCTGTCGGGGGCGACGTAGAGGGCTTGGACGTAGCCGGCGAGGTCGCGATGGGTGAGGCTCATGCGGCGGCCGGATATTCGAGCCGCGCCTCGGCCAGCTCGACGTAGGCGCCGCGGTCGGTGCAGTGGCCGATCACCCGCACCGGGCCGTCAGGACGATAGAGGCGCGTGTAATAGCCCTGCTGGCCGACGATCAGGCCGACGAGATGCTGCTCGGCAAGTGGCGGCAGGTTGTTCCCGCGGATGAGCTCGATCGCGTGGGCGTCGTTGTGCGCCCTGATGTCGATCCGCCAGGGGGTGGCGCCCATGTCACACCCCCTCGCCGGGCCTCGGATAGACCGGGTCGCCCGTATCGGCGAACGGAACGAAATCGCCGATGTCGGTTGTCCTGCCGTCGACCGCGGCGTGGATCGCATCGGGATCGGTATCGAGCCCGGCGATCGTCTGCGGCAGCGCCTGGAGCAATTCGTATCTGCCGGCCGCCATCGAATCCCGCGTGCCGCGGAAGCCGCGCGAGTCGGTGAGCCAGCGTGCGGCGCAAAGCCCGGCGTTGAAAAGCTGATCGCAGATGTAGCCGGACGCATAGGCGCCGACGCGGTAGGCGGGATTGTCGACGGCTGGATCTTCCAGCGCCGCCTTGAAGGCGCGGAACGCCGCGACGATGCCCGGCAGGTCGCCGGGGCCGGCATCCCAGTCGACCGTGTACCAGATGATCGCGCAGGCCGGCGCACCGACCTTGGGCGCATAGGCGCGCGCGTAGATGCCGTCGCGGGCGCCGACCGAATTGCCGCTCGGCCGCCCGCCGATCTCGTAGACGAGACCGAGGCGCAAGCCAGCGTCGGCGATCGCATGCGCCTCGCCCTGCTTGATGACCTTCTCGTGGTCCTCGAGCCCGGCCGCGATGTAGCGGATCACGGTCTTGACGCCGGCAGATTTGAGCGCGTCGTAATGGCCGAAGGTGTTGCGATTGGTGTCGAGGATGTCAGGCATGGGGTCCGCTCCCGAATTGAACCGAAGGGTCGATCACCATCATGCGCGCGATGATCGGCGCGCAGCCTTCCTGCACATCGATTGCGCTCGCGCGATAGACATGATCGGCGATGTATTTTCCGCTCACGTATTGATCCGAACCGGACCACACGTAGGCGGACGGCACGCCCATGGCCGCGTATCCGAGGCCGTTGTATTCTTCGAGCAACGTCAGCGTTCCGCCGACGCTCCAGTCGGTCCACTTCGCCGCGTAGGGTCCGCAATCGATCAGCGCATCGAGCGCACCGCGCGTCCATGCGTCGTTGCCCGGCGTCGTGTCGCCGGGATGGTCGAGGAAGGGGCCGCGGCCGGCGGGATCGTGGCGCGAGACCTGGTGCAGCGGATCGCCCTGCCCGAGCTGCTTGTCCCAATGCGGCGGGCCGCCATATTCGCGCTCGGCAACAACGGCGATGAACCACCACGGCACAGGCTGGAGGTTGAGCGCAACGAGCCGATCGGTGACGGCCGCAAAGCGCCCCTTGGCGTCGGGCGCGCAAAGCCGCCGCGCGGTCGCGTCAAATGCCGAAATGCGATCCGCGTTGAGGTGCATGCTCGCCCAGCGTTGCGCGTTCTTCGCCTTGAGGGCCGCGATATCCGTCATGGGTTGGTTTTCCTCTTCGGCCACTGGGCCTGATGCTGGCGTTCCGCCCAGCCGGCCCACTGTCGGTTGGTCGTGTTGCGGCCGTGGTCGTCGCCGATCAGCCAGCCGATGCAGAACGCGATGACGAGGCCGCTCGCGATGAAAAACTCGGTCATGAGAGAATCCTCACGAGCACTTCGCCCGGGTGATCGCACTCGCGATCCCGCACGGGTGGTGGTTGCCTGAAACAAAATTGGAAGGAAGGAAGATTAGATTTTGTGGACTATGACCGGAGCTTCAAGCCGTGAGATTTTCACGGTGAGCGGGCAGCGGAGCAAGTCAGATTGAAGCGCCGGTATTTGGAACGTCGCGCCACTCTTCGCGCTGTTCGATGACGAGGCCAATCGATCCATCGCCGTTCGTTGAAGTCTGAATGAGCCACAATTGTTGCAGGCGACCACCATTCCATCGAACCGGCGCGAGACATCGCGAAGTCTCTGCGGTCGGCCCCTTCCAACCGTGGCGCTTTTCGCTCATCGCTGCCGCCTCCGCTGCAAATAATCCGCCAGCAGCTTTTCGATCAGCGACGTGAGCGAGCGGTGATCTTCCGCCGCCGCCTTTTCGGCCTCATCCTTGAGTTGCGGGAGCACCCGCAGGTTGATCTGGGCCGTCTTTTGCCGCTTGTTCATTTTTGTGTAGCCAGTGGCTTGACAGTGCGATTTGGCCACTGTATAGACATTGGCTGTAGAAAGCAAGCGGGTGAGGACAGCGTTTGCACCGCCGCCCCCACCCATAGACCAGCAACACGGACAAACTGCGGAGTCCTTCCATGTCGCCAGCCCTGACCTCAGTTAGCACGATTCCGCCCTCCGGCGGCAATCGCTCCCCCAACCCCCTCGATCTCATTGTGCAGAACTGCGGGCGCAAGCTGTGCGCCCTGCAGATGACCACCCTGCGCGGCGAGGCCGACAAGTCCGACGCCCAAGCCCTCACCCGCGATCTGCTCGACATCGCCCGCATCGTCGATGCCGCGCTCTACGAGATCGGCCGCGAGGCCAAGGCGCATTTCGGCTACGACGTCGATCTCACCCTGTTCACCGATCAACTTCTCGGCGCCCTCGAGGGCAACGCAACGTTTTCGATCTGCGCGGCGGTCGAAAACCGCGAGGAAGAGATCGGGGCCGAGATCGGCGACGGCGACACGCGGTACAAGATGCGCCGCGATTACGCGGCGGCGTGAGGGGAGGCAATCATGACCAGAAGCGAAGCCGCAGAGCACGCGCTCCAGTCAATCGAGCGGGAGCGCGAGGCCGTGAAACATTGCGATAGCCTGGACAATCCGGAGTATCGCCGACTGATGCACGAAAGCCTCATTGCGAAGATGAAGGCCGAGAGCTTTGTCGAGGGGGGAATCTGACCATGGCACGTCCATCCGAAGGGTACAGGAACGCTGCCGGCCAACCGATCCCCGGCACAACCGACATCATCAAGCGGTTCATGAACCGCGACCGCCTGCTCTACTGGGCGTTCGCCCGCGGGAAGCAAGGCCACGCCAAGCTCTACGACAACAGCGCCTTGGATGTGGGCACGGCAACGCACACCATGGCCGAACTCGACCTCAAGGGCGACCCGGCCGAGTCGATCGAGTTCTATCTCACCGCGACCCTGCGCGACCCCGACGAGCAAGACAAGGCCCGCGCGGCGTTTGCCTCGTTCAAGCAGTGGCGTGCGGAGTTCGCGGTCGAGCCGCACGTCCAGGAACTCTCCCTCGTATCCGAGCGGCTGCAATTCGGCGGCACGATCGACAACGTCGCCCACATCCGCAAGGGCCTCGGGCTCGTCGACTTCAAGACATCGACCAAAGGCGAGGTCTACGAGGATATGGTCCTCCAGCTCGCCGCCTACGGCATCCTGTGGGAAGAGACCCACCCCGCCGAGAAGATCACCGAAGGCTATCACCTGATCGTGCTGCCGAAGGACGGCTCCAAGCCGATCCATCGCGAGTGGACGCACGAGCAGTTGAACCCGTTCCGCCAGAAATTCTGGCTCTACCGCCGCGCCTACGACTACGACGCGGTGTGCAACGATCCAGTGACGCTGCAAGGCACCGCCATCAAGCCGTCGAAGCCCAGGGCGCCGCGGCGCGAGAAGGTGGCCCCGACACAGCCCGCCTCGATCGGCGAACTGATGCGCGCCTATGGGCTCATCCGTCCTGAGGTGCGGGCATGAACGCGCAGGCGATCCAATCGACCGAGATCCTCGTCCGCTTCGCCAACCCCCCAGGCGACGGTAAGCCGCCCAACATCCGCTCGACGGACGGCACCACCTACGGTGTCAAGCCGGCGGACTTCGGCCGCTTTCAGCCCGGCGGGCGCTACCGCATCGACTACGTCGAGAAACAAGGTCGCGGCAAATGGCAGGGCCGCACCTTCCGCGACATCGTCAAGTGCGAACCCGTCAAATCCGAACCCCAGGCGTCTGGCGACACCCGGAGTGCCCGTGCCCCCTCTCCCTTGCAGCGTAGCGTATCGGGGGGAGAGGGGGTGACTCCCTCGGAGTTCGAGTTCGTGACGAGAATGCTGGCGGCTTATGTGGCGTGCTGCGGGGTTGGCAGGACGGAAGATGAGCTTACCGAACGGGGGCGGATGCTGCGGGGGGTGTACCGCGAGCTGTGGGGGTGATAGGGTCAATAGTTTCACGGGGCAGAGAGGCGGCGATGATCGAAGGCCCAAAGCAGATTGCGATCTTGGCAATTGCCGCCTCGGTTCTTCTGCTTTTTTTTCTTGCGGTGCTCGCTGATTTCATCGAGCGGAGGTATCGCCGCCGCGATCTTGAGAGTCATCGGCGTGATCTTGCAAGCGTGACCGCCAAGTTCGCCAATGCCCTTCCTGGAGATATGGTTTTCGTTTCCGAAGGAGAACTCAATGCGATGGAGGGCACGGTTCGATTGCCTCATGGCGTCAGCTTGGTACAGCATCCGCGTTATCCGAATGGCCCGCCTAAATCGCCCGCGGCATAAAAGGCAGGACCATCGCCGGAAGCGATGCTTTGGATCAAATATTGTCGACCCAGCCAGCGCAGGCGATATTGACCGACGCGACCGCTGCGGCCCCGTAGTAGATGTTCGTGCTTTCCAACAGCATCTGGCAGGAAATGCTCACCGGAATTCCGGACTGGATTCCAAAGATGGCGGCAAATCCGCTTTGTCCGTCGGTTGCATAGCTATTGTTCGGCGCCAGAAGCACGAGGCCGGTAGTGCTGTTCGACAGAACCCCGCCGATGACGACGATTTCCGATGCGGTCGACGGAACGAAAGGGGTGACACTGATGGCCGTCCATGCCGAAGCACCTATGTTCTTCATGACTGGAAGCACGGAGGTCTGAGCGAGACCGACGACATATTGCGCCTTGCGCCCCAACTGCCACGTTCCGTAAAGGATCGCGCTCGAATGGATCGTTCTCACCCAACCGAGGCGCGCCTTGAATGTATATCCGCTTGGCATCGTCGGCGCCGTAGCCGAAGTGGATGCGAGCCCGGCCACGGTTCCGTCCGACTTCGCGATGGCCCAGATCGAATACCATGTGTCGATCGCGATCACGCCAGTGTCGAGCGCGTTTGTGCCCGTGGTCGCGAGATTGATGGTCGAGTTCGGAGCGACTTGGAGGAATGCCGTTCCATCCGTGGTCACGACCCCGTCAGCAGCAAGCGCGACAGTCGTATTGCTGGCGACCTTGATGGACAGATTTTTGAACGCTCCCGCCGGAGACGTCGGCGGCGAAATCGCGACGGGCGGCCCCGCCCCTCCAGAGACATTCCCGAGCACGGTCCCGTTGGCGATATTCTTGCCAACGGTCGGATTGAGCAACTCCCATCGCGTGTTTGCGAGATCGTAGCGGAAAACACATTCCGCCAAGGCGGCGGGAATGTCTCCCGCTACGAGCGGCTGCCCGCCGTACTTCGTGATCGTGTGGGCCGTCAATCCATTGGGCGCAAATGTCGGCGTCGTCGTCGCATTTGCTGCGCTGGCGCGAACAAAACACAACTGCCCATCGATGAGTGCGGTCAGGGCCGGCGTATAGGTGACCGTGATTGCGTCGGCGGTGCCTGCCGCGACCGTCCAGTTGAGCGCGACGCCATCCTGCACCTGCCCCATCGCCGCGTAATCGGTGCGTGCCTGGGCATTCCCCACCCCGGTGTGCCGGAAATTGTTCATCGGCAGGTTGGCCGAGGCCGAACCCTGCCCATCTCGCGTCAGCGTGTTGCCGAAACCATTCGACGTGATATCGTCGGTGTCGGCATCCATTCGCGACGCGGTGATATCGATGCCGGCGTTCTTGTCCGCGACCCACGAAAAGATGCGGTTGAAGACGCCAGCGCCGTTCCACGACATGCGGGGTGTTCCTGATGCTCAAGATCGCGGGAAACCGGCCGCCGGCTTTGCCGGCACCGAAGGGACGCTCACGCGGCGAACTCTATGCGGAGGGCCTGCTGGCGCTGCTGCTCGGAACGCTGATCAGCGCCACGCTCAGCCGCAAAGGCGACAACCCTTATGCGCCGTGGCTGCTCGGATATGGGATTGCAATCGGCCTCGTGCGCGGCAGCGTCATCGTTGCTGGTTGGCTTGCGCGTTGGCGATCATCGGCAGCGCCAGCGAGCGGGCGAGCAAGCTCGCCGAGCCGCCGACCGTAGGCGGCGCCATTCCGGCCGCGCGCTGATTGTAGCCGGCGAGCAGCCGCACGAGGTCGGGGACCTGATGAGCCGGCGTCGTCATCAGGCTGCCGATGCCGGTACGGGTGTTCTCCATCCCGGTATTGCGCAGGTTCGACAGGATGCCGGTGCCAGCCTTGTGCAGATAGCCGAGCACGTTGGCCTGCGGCGGAGCGCCTTGTGACGGTTCCTCGGTATCCTTGACCAATTCGCGCCGAACCGCCGTGCGCGAGTTCGCCCCGATCTTGTTGGTCGCCTCCTGGAACTTGGTTTCCGCCGCGATGCGCCGGTCGATCGCGGCGGCGGCATCCTCGCCGAACACGGTCGCGATCTTCTCGCGGTTCTGGTCGGTGTCGAGCACCCGCCGCGCCGCCGCACCGTCGTTGCGCGCCGTATCCATGATGCGGTCGATCTCGCGCCGCATGCCGACCCGGTACATCGCCTGCTGTGGGATCGAGAGATTGGTATAGGTGTCGTGCAATTCTTCCGGCAGCAGCTTGGTGCTGAGCGCGGCGCGGCCTTGATCGATTGCCTCGGTGAGTTGCGGCTTATGCGCCCACACGTCGCGCGCCTGCTTGTAGGCGCCCTCGGTCGCCTGGTCGAGATGATCGCGCAGCGCATTGCGCGCATCGATCAGGCCGCCGAGATCGGCTTTGTCGGCCGAACCGAGCTCGGAGGCGCCGCCCGATTTCATATAGCCGTTGATGCGGCGATCGAGGTCCTTCTTGACATAATCCCAATAACGCAGGCTCGTCTGCGCGGGCGCGGTCACATCCTCGGCCATGTGATAGCCGGGACCTTTCAGGATGGTCTGCGTCTCGGTTGGGCTTTCGAGCTTCTCCCCGTACTGCTTGGCGAGCGTGGTGGCGTTCTTCATCGCCGCCGCGACCGCCGGCCGCGAGGTGATTTCCTCCGGCACTTTCACCACGGGATGATCGGCCATCACGCTGTCGTAGAGCGGCTTTGCGTGGCGATCGACGATCTCGCCGATACCCTTGGTGAGATCGACGACGTTGACGCCCGGCCCCATCGTGGTGTCGAGCGTGCCGCGCACCCGGTTCGCCGTGCCCTCGCCGAACTCGCCGGTGCGGCCTTCGACCGCATCGAGCACCCGGTTCTGCCCCGGCCCCGGCTGCGTCGCGATGGCTTCCGCCCGCCCGCGCAACTGCCGCCCGGCGTCGAGCAGCATGCCTTCCGGGCCAAGCTCGCCCATCGTCCGCGCTGCCGATTCCGGCGTCACCTGGTCGTCGGCGATGTTCTTCGCCACCCGCCGCACCGCGCCCGCATTGATGCCCTGATCGCCCGTCAAGGCACGCGCATCCTGCGCCACGCTGCGCGCGGCAGCGCCGGTGCGCAGCGCCGATCCAGCCATGCCGGCGCCATGCCCGGCGACACCGCCGAGCAACGCGCCGACGAGCCGCGACGGCGTTTCGAGCCACGTCCCGGCAAACCTGTCGCCGAGCGCCTCGGAGCCGAGCGCCGGCAACGCCGCGCCCTTGACGAGATTGGGGATCGCCGCCCCCGATCCGGAAAGCGCGATCGGCGCCGCCTCGACCGCCATCTTGGTGATGCGGCCGGCGCCGGTTTTCGGCTCATAGTCCGGAACACCGAGATCCTCCACGTTCTTCGACGCCTCGCCGAACGTCGGGCCATAGTTGAGGCCGACGCCGGGAATCATCTGCATGACCCTGCGCACCGGGACGCCCGGCACGATCTCACGCTTGAGCGTCTCTTCCTCGAGCTTCGGCAGGTCGATGCCGGATTCGGGCGCCGCAAGGTCGATCATCTTCTGCACGCCGCGGGTTGCAAGTTCGCGCATCCCAGGCAGCGTCGTCGTGACCGCGAGCGGCGCGTCGCGTGCGCCGCCGAGGATCGACATGCCGACATCCTTCGCCACACCCGGCCCGTCGCCCGCGCCGTTCCAATCCATCTCCCATGGGGCAGCCGCGCCCGCCGGTGCCGCCGCGGCGGTCCCGGCTGGTGCGCCCCAGTCCATTTCCCATGGCTGCTTGTCGGCCATCTATTTGAGCCTGTCGCCCTTCTGGACTTGCCAGTTGTTGGAATCGTTCGGATTGCCGCCGATATAGAGGTGGTTGTTCACGATGGTCTTGCCGGCTTCGAGGGTGGCCGCAGGGGCAGCCCGCGTTGCCCCCGCGGCCAGCGCCCCGCCGCCGCCCGGGGGCGACGCCCCACTTCCGCCCTGCCCGCCCCGCGCCGCCGCGATCTCGTCACGCATCGGCTTGTTGGTCAGCGGATTGATCAGGCCGCCGTGCTCCTGATACCACTTGTCGGCGACCTCCGGGAAATTCTCCCAGTTCTTCTTGTTCATCGCCACCTTGGCGAATTCGGTATCCTGCTTGGCCTGCTGGCGGAGCACGTCGATCAGCGCGAGCGTGCCCTGCTTCGAGGTCATCAGGCCCGGATTGTTGCGCATCCAGATTTGGAATTCCGCCTGCGTCGGGCGGCCTGTCATCGCCTTGGCCGAGGCCGAGGCGAGTTGCGCATTCATCTTGGAAATCACCTCGGTCTCGGGCAGGCCCTTGGTGAGATCGCCGGCATCGAGCCCAAGGCTGCTCATCAATTGTTTGGCCTTGAGCGCATGCTCGGCGAGAGGTCCGGTCACGATGTGATCGCCGCCCGCCCGCAACGCCGATTCCATCGTATCGAGCGCGTGCAGCTTGTCGCGCGTCGCCGAGCCGCCCCGCTCGATCGCCTCGCCGATGACCTTGCCGATCGCCTCGTTGGCGCTGCCGTAGAGTTTTTCCTGGCCGGCGACATTGCCCTGGAACTCGGGGGTTTTGACCGGCTCGCCGCGCGGGGCGCCAGCCGCCGCCACGGTCGGCGCTGCGGCCGGAGCGCCCGGAGCAGCGCCGCCCATCTCGACCAGCGGCAGGTTGGTCCGTTCCGGCCCCTGCGGCCCCTGCACGATGCGCTCGACCGGCTTGTAGGGATATTCCGCCCCCGCCACGCCGCCAGCGCGGGCCACCAGCGCGGGATTCTTGGCCGCCTCTGCCATGCCGCCCAATGCCGGAGAACCCGCCCCGACCACGCCGCCGGCCGCCTGGGGGGTTGCGGGCGCGACCTGGACCTGGTTCGGCCCGAGCGTCTTGCTTTCCGAGTTGAGCAGCAGCGCCTTGCCGGCCTGCTGCATCGCCAGCATCCGCACCATCGGCGACGGCGAGCGCAAGGCATCGCCCATTGGCGAGCCTTCCGGAAACACCTTCTGCAGGCTCTCGGTCGATCCGGCATTGAGCCCGGTCAATTGCGACTGCGCGTCATGCGTCAGATACGATCCGGCGAGCGCCTGGCCGAGCCGCCCGAGCGCCTGCGCCGGATATGCCGGCGCGGTCGACATGCCTTGGGTCGAGAGCGCCTGCGCCATCTGGAGCTGCGGCGCGATGGCCGCCAGCGCAGGATCGGCCATCAGGCCGGTGTTCTGACCGGAGATGAGTGCGGTTGCGAGATCGGATGCCATGGCGCGTCAGGCCGCAAAGAGGAGAGGGAGGAGCCACTCTGGCAATCCAGCGAGGAGATCGGTGCCGGCCGCCGCCGCGGCGCCGGCTTCCGGTGCCGTGGCCGCAAGATCAGCCGCGACCGTGGGCGCCGCGATCGAGCCGGCATCGGTAAGCCCAGCCATCAGCGGCGAGGCGACCGCATCACCCATGCCCGGCAATGCGCCGAGGACAGAAGGCGTTGCCGTTGCGGCTGCATCGCTCGCCACGGGGGCTGCCGCCGTGGCGGCCGACGGCGCGACGGTCGCGGCCCCCTGTCCGAAGAAGCTCTTTGCCGCGCTCGGGCCGAACGCCATGATGCCGGCGCCGCCAAGCCCCGCGAGGCCGCCCCACAGCGCATTGTTGGCGGCAAGCTTCGCCTGATAGTTCTTCTCGGCCGCATCGCTCGCGAGCTTATAGGAGCCGACAACATCGGTCGGGGCAATGCCGGATTGCGCCGGGTTGACCGAGTTCTGGAACGCGATGGCCTGGCTGAGCGGCGATACCATGTCACGCACTCCCGCCGATGCCGGCGCCGGAGGTGAGCGCGGCGAGCATCATCAACGGATTGAGCTGCTGCGCCTGCTGGAGATTGACGCCCTGGTTCTGCCCTTGCAGCGCGAGCCCAAAATTCTGTCCCGCGATCTGCGCACCTTGCGCGGTCGCGCTGTCGCGCGCGGCGCCGTAGGCTTGGTTCTTGCCACTCTGGAATTGCGTCATCGCGTTGTTATAGGCATCCGAACCGACCGGGATGCCCTGGCGCGACAACTGATCCTGCAATTGCGTCTCCTGTTCCTTGAATTGAGGATCGAGATAGCGCGACTGCTGGTCATAGACCGCATTGGCAACCGTCGGATCGAGCGCCTGTGGGCCGGCGCCGACGATGCCGGCATTCGCGCCGCCGCTGATGTCGAGCGGCTTGTAGCCTTGGCTGGTCACGCCCGGCAAGTAATTGTTGGCGAGCGATTGCTGCCCCTCGAGCAATTGGTTGCCGAGCGGCGAAAGCTCGGTCGTCTGGGTATATTGCGGCACGAACTGGCCGGTCGTCGGGTCGGTGTAGCCGCCGGTCGGATTGAACGTGGTTGAGCCGCCGGGGCCGACGCGGTTCGTATTGTTGAGCGTCGACTGCGCGACCGCTGTGCCGACGTTGGTGCCCTCCTGCGCATGCGCGACCTGGGTCGGATCAGGGGGCGGCGGCGGCGTCGGCGAGGATTTGAACCGCTTGAAGAACAGCAGCGCCGGATCGCCATTGCGGCGCGGCTGCGAAGCGGTTCGATACTGTCTCAGGCGAGCCATCGTGCGGCGTCCCTTGCAAGAAGACCGTAGCTTAGTCCGTCGTCATCCGGAAAAAGATCGGGATGAACACCCTCTGCCTTGAAGCCGAGCCGAACGAGGAATGCCTTGGCTCGTTCGTTCTTCGCTTCCGTCACCGCCGTTATGCGCTTGCACTTCAACTGCACGAACGGATAGCGAAAGATTGCTTTGACAGCACCCGGGCTTGCCCAGCGCGGCGAAGAGGTGACGAACGTGATGTAGATATTCGGATGGCTGTACTGATTATAGATCGCCGCCGCGACGATCTCGCCTTTGTGCGCCACACCGATCGCGACGCTAGGGCCGAAATCGACGATCCCGATGCGGGAACCAGCCCAATGCGCGAGCGCCTGGTCATGCCCGAAGATGAGCATTCATTGCCGCGACGCCGCAAGTACATTTGCTAACGTCGGCGCCTGATTTCGATCATCAAAAAGAATACGACCAGATGGGGCGACAAGTTGATCAGTGGGATTCCATTGCGGCGCGTCAGGCATCGCCCACTGACTTTCATTCGAGAATGTCTGATGCATTGGGGTTTTCCAATAATCCGGAAAATGAAGCCGCGCGTCATTCGGATCAACAGCCGATTGCGCTCGAGGATTCCCTTGCATAAGGGCCTGATAGAAACCGCGCATATCATAATCCGAAGCTTGCGCATCCGGATTAAAGGGGACCTTATTTTTTGCGACCCATGAACGAAAGAGCGGCTCCATAGACCCGAGATTGGTGTTGTAAGTCGACGGTACGGGTCGCACGAATGGCTGATTCTGCGTGAATATCGCCGCCAGAGAAGAAAGGGGAATGTTATTGTTCGCCATTTACTACAGCGCCAGCCCCGCCTCGAATTTCAGATCCGTCCGCAGCCAGATTACCTTGCCGGTCGCCGCCACGTTCAAGCCGACACCGACCGCGACTCCCGATCCGCCGGAAATCCGCCACTGCGTCGTCACCGTGGATTCCGGCGACCACGGGCTTGTATCCCACGGGCTCGTATCCCACGGCGAGCCGCCGGCACCGACCGCGACCGCGTTGCCGATGTTGAGGTCGCCGTAATCGAAGCCGATCCCGAATGCGAGCCCTTGCGATCCGGTCACCTGCACCAACGGCCGCGTCGTCTTCATCGCCTTGCGGCGTGCGTCGTTGAACGTATTCCATGCCTGCTGGCCGGATGCACTGACCGGACCCAGCACATCGAGGTTGCCGGTATCGGCGAGGTAGACGGTCCCGCCGGTGCCGCCGAAATAAAGTGCATCGTTGAAAAGGCCCCAGCATATCGCCGGCATGTTGCGGAAACGGCACCACGGATGGAGCCCGGCATCGTCGACCGTTCCGGTATTGCAAATGTGCTGATCGAACGTTCCATCCGGATTCGGGATGTTGAACAGGAGCCGCCGTCCGCGCGGATAGTACAGCGCCTGCCAGCCGAACGCCGAAGCATTAGCGCGCACCGCGGCTTGCACGGCGGACGAGACTTTCGAGCGCGGCGGCAACTGGCCGAGCTTGAGCGCCACGAGCTGCTGCTGGAGCGGGATGTGATCGTCGGCGCAGGTCATGAACGCTTCGGCGCCGTAATTGCACACGGCGCGCGGCGAGACCGGCGCGGAGATGCGATAGCGACCGACCAGGGACCACGCGGTTGCGTCCGCCGGGTTGTTGCCGAAATAGAGCAGCGCATCGCCCGACGACATGATGAAGACGATGAAGTCCTGCACCCCGTTGCCGCCGTCGTGGCTGAACGTGATGGCGGCCGTGAGATTGCCGCCATTCGGCGCGAACGCAGCGAGGTCGTAGAACGCGAGCGCGCCGGAGATCGAGTTGAGCGGCGCAAACCAGAATCCGGTCGAGTTGTTCTGCCAGAAGAACAGCCGCTGTTGATATTGACGCACACCCACCAGCGTATTCTTGGCGACGCCGCTAAAGGCGATGTCGGCGCAGATCGTGCCGTCGAGCACCTGCGCGTTGTCGACGCCATTGCAGAAGAACAGGCGCGACAGGAAGCTTTCCGTCTGCCAGCGAT